GTAGACTCGCACCCGCCCCTCGAAGGATTGTATCCTCTTCGGGGAAAGCGGCTTGTTGAGCCCCTTCTCAATTCCGAGAAAAGCGGCGGTCAGAAAGACCATTGCTTCGACTGGGAATGAAAGGGCTGAACCCATAGATGCGAACTTGGCAAGTCGGATTACTCCGAAGCCAGGTACATCAGCCTTCCGTGACCTACATGCGTCGACGGCCCCATGCAAAAAGGGCCAATCGGACAGTAGAGCACGTACGAGCTGATTCGAGACCCTATCGGATGCCTCACTCAAATCGAGTGTGGCGAGTTCCCCGCGAAGGGAACCCTTCTGTGCCAGACGTTGGTTAGGCGTCTGGTCAGTGAATCCGATGAAACGGAAGAGCTGCCGATTGCTCTTCACGTATTCATAGATCATCTCCTGAATCGACTGCTGTGCGTACTGCATAGCAGTTGGTTCGACGGCGATGATCCTTGGGGTCTTGAGCGTCTTAGGAACGGGAATTACCTTAACCGGTAATTCCCTTCCAGGTTCGAGGAGGTCCACAGCGTTGAGCTCTTCTTGGTAAGAAGAGTTCGCAATGAGGAAGCTTTCCATAGGAAAGTATTCCTCTAGTCGCTGTGTCCAGCGCTTCTGCTCATACTTTCTGTTCCCAGAAAGCTTATCTGCAGTAGCGCCTGGCCCATGGCGAGGAATGTGACATTGGTCCCAGATGTTCTGGTCCAAGAGGTCACACATCTCGCCAAAGAGCATACGAAATACACGCCTCAAATCGGCCAGCATAGCTGGTGAGACTTGTGCGTCGTTCTCGCGAACCTCCTGCTAACTCTGGATGAACTGTTTCATCGCCTTGTGAGTCCTTGCATCGCTGCAAGGTACAAGGATCTTGCCGAACATCAACGTGAGTTGACGAACTGCAAGAATAGCATCGATGTCCGGTTCATCCAACAACAAACCACTACCGCGGTCAAACACACGATCGAGGAAACCTCCTAAAAATAGGGGGAGCCCTCCTCTAAACTGGAAACCAGTGAAGAGACGGCGATCGACGTAACCTTGGTCAAGACTTTTTTCGAAGTCTTTCCCAAAGTTAGGTAGGGTTATCGTTAAAAACGACAACCCCTCATGTTTGACACGCACCTGGACTTTTTTGAAGTCCATGGTGGCGCACGTACAACATCTGGTAGCCGATTCCTCGGCTACCTCCTTCCAGAGCAACAGTAGGCTTTTCAATAGCCCTCCTTAAATAGAGGTGTGCTATTCCTAGCCTTACTGGCAGTGTTACATGTCTACCTGAAGTACTTCCGGGGTTTAACCCGGCAGTACCTCTTTGACAATGGCACTGTGCGTACCAATGAGGAAGACATACCACTCGATAGGGCGACGTCTGCAGAAGCCAACTGGCCATTAAGGCAGTTGATCTTCATGCTAATAGCACCCATCGTAAAAGCTACAAGCATTGATGTAATAAACACCAATGCGAGCAGCACGTTACGATAAGGGACTAGGACTCACCACCAAGCAACTTGGTGATGAGGGCGTCCGTGCTTGCCGTGTACAGGGCCTTGAAGCCGTTGTACACTGCGAGCTGCTCCGCGTTCGTGTATCCCGCCACAGGCACGTCAAAGACGATGTAGTTACTCATCGACACCTTGACGTTCTGGGACGAGATGAACGGGTCCGGAGTGATCTTCGAGTGGTCGAGTCGCAGGACCCGGCGCGTCCGCCGCCCGTAGGCGGAGGAAGCGCTGAGGTGGATCAGTCCGTCGCTCGACTGGTACTCACTGTTCCCGACCCCCGTGGAGACACGGGGAAGCGGGGTAGTGACAGCCGAGATAGTGACAGACTGCGGATCGGTAAATGCCATAAGGCGTGCTCCTATTGTGACCTGTTTTGCAGGTCGTCTGGGTGGCAGTGATACAACTGCTAACGGTGCCGGGTTACTCCCAGCGCCGCCAGTATGGAGGCTTGGAACGAAGACAAACCGTCCCAAGTAACTCCAAAACCAAAGGGATTCGCCTTTCTTCTCACCTTTGTCTCAGTGACGTAGGTGATAGGGGAAGCTAGGATCTTCTCACCACTAGATGTGGTGCAAGGTCCTAGGATATAGGTGTCACGGACCACAGTGTGTTCCATGATATACCCATATCGCATGATCAGGCCCTGGTTGGCGAAGTCCTGGAGATTCGAAATGACATCTCCAGTATTCGTTACCCAGTCTGCGGCCCAGCTCCAGGGTGCCAGACTCCAGATTGTCTCTGGTTTCGCGTCCAGGCCAATTGCTTTGGCCGTTGCGGCGATATTACCTAGTGCCGTCCGGGAGTCATAACCGGCAGGCAAGTAATAGGTAAATGCGCCGCTGAACCACGTGTCACGGACCGTCTCACGGATCCGAGTCAGGTCACCCGCAGAACGCCAAGCGACTTGGGAAGTACCCGGTGGATAACCGGTTCCCATACTGGTCTCTTGGACGTTCCGCTCTGATGGGAAGTTGTAACGTCTACGAACAACCCCTCCTGCGTCGCGTTCATATTGTCCTAGGACTTTATCAACGTTGACCATCGCCTTACCGAGATCGGTAAGGTCAGATAGGAAGGGTTTCCATCCAAACTGGACATTGAGATATTCGTCCCCCGCTTTGTAAGCGAGTTCGGTTTTCTCTTTCCAGCTAGACAGACCAACGAGTTTGGGAATACCCTCTCTCAAGGTCTCTGTCAGGAATTGAGTAGCGTTAGCAACTGAGTTGGTGGGCTTGCAGCGTGCAATAGCCGTGGCTCCCATTTCATCCAGCTTGTCATTACTTGACGCGCCGGATGGGGGCCACACTGGCTGTGCAGCGCTGCCACCGGTGGTAGGGACGTACGCTACTAGAGGGCCCTCGAAAGAGGTCCTATAATAGGGTGCACGTCCATCTCCAAATATAGGTCTCGCATCACTCATCTTCCGCTTACGCGGAGGGAAAGCGATGTAATTCTTATAAGTGAAGAACTCACCACCGAGATCCGAAAGGCCTCCCTTAGAACGGGGAGGAAACGGATGCCCTTCCGATACAGTTAACTGTATCCCTGGAAATGGTTGAGTGCCAGTTTGGACCAAGGGGTTACCCGGGTCCCAATCGGAAACGGTTTGACTGTTCCACTTGAAAGTGAAATCAGAAAAGATCCGCTTCCGAGTCTTGGTCACTCCTACTTCATCCAGGACATCAGAGCTCCTCTG